GTTGGTAAACCCATATAGTCATAGATAGTTCCTACGGCGGCGTTGGTGATAGTGATTGTTGGACAGATGTAAGTAGTACTGTCGGTTGTTGTTTTTTTTGCTCCCATTACTCCTTCCCAGTTGTCCTGTACTAGGCGAGTTGGGCAAAAGAAGTAGAAGGTATCAAGGTAGAGGTTGTCCATTAATGGTTTTAATGGTGTGGCAAGGCGTCCGAAGATGTGGTCCTTCATGATGAATGTGTCACCTGGAACCATTTCGTCCAGGAAGATTGGAACCAGATTTCCGGCGTCGATTGTAGTGTGAAGATTTGAATCCCGTTTGAATTTAGAGCGAGGGATGTTTGCGCTTGGTCCGTTGGCGAAGCGAGATTGGTTTGATGAGTGTCGCATTATTTAGTTCCTTTTTTTCTTGAAGCGAAGAAGCTGAGTGCGGATAAGAAGATGGTTTGGATTAGGTCGATCGTTGCTTGGTCCATGGTGTTTCCTTTTATAGTAGGGGAGGGCGTAATTACCCTCCCTTGTTGTATTAATTTAGAGGACAGAGGTCGAGAACTGAGCCGAGTCGAGTTTTGGTGTCGTCGATAACGGCTGTGGATTCGTTCCATTGTCCGACAATGTAGAGTTCGAAGTCGGATGGGTGTTGGTTGAGCATTGAGGATTTGTCTTTTGCGGCTGTTTGGCATCCCCTAACGAAGTCTGCTTTTGTTCTAAAGAGCTGGGGAGCCCAGACGTGAGTTGATTCCATTGTTTTTTCCTTTGAATGAAGTGTTGTTGCTCGTGTGAACGTTTGTGGTAGTCCAATAGCTCACCGTCCGGCGTGTGAGCAGGCACGCTTTCGAGTGAGCGATGGAGTTTTTTTGAAGCGATAACCTTCGCTTCATAGGTTTTGATCAATCGAGCCGAGTCGATGGTTGGGGCATCGAGCTGGGTGGAGTCCCGAGATATTTTAATGAGGTCGTATTTTGTTTCGTCTGTTTTCTTGAGCCACTTGTCGTAATACGCTGGAGGTCGCAGTTTTTTATCAGCGACGTGGCACACATCGTAATTGTAAATGTCGGATGAGTATTTATTGATCCAGTTGAGCCCAATAGCTGGGCGGCGAGACATGCGAGCGAATTCAGGATGCACACTTATAATTTCTCCAGTTGCAGGGAGTATTTTGGTATAGTGTTCTTTGGCTTTTTTTCCGAGGACTTTTTTTTGTATATAGCCAGCAATATATCTTGCTGAGTCGTAAGAGAGGTCACCGATATCGGAGTGTCCGTGTGTCCATAGTTTTTCTAAGAGAGGAGATCGATGTATTTGGTGCCCACTGGTCGTTTTATAGTGTGGCACGCGATCTGTTGAGAAGTCGTGTCCGAAGAGAGCGATGTGGTAATGAGGTCGGGAGAATTGGTCCCCGTACTCACCGCAATAGTAATAGAGTATTTTTTTTCCATGGAGTGCTTTGCGGAGTTTTTTAATAAAGAGTGTGACGTCACGAGGGGTAAGAGAGCCATCAGTAGGAAGATGGTCGTCGGAATAAGTAAGAGTAAGGAAACTATTGTGTTCATGAAGTTGTGCCTCATGCATCATTCTGGTTGCCCAGTTTTCGGCGCGGTTGAAGCGGCATCCGATACACTGTCCACAGGGAACAGTGATTAGGTTTTCGGTAGCCGACTTTTGGGATTTCCCGTTGTGGTTCTTGATCTTCGGGGAAATCTGTATTGGAGTAAAGCATCTGCTCATGATTTACTTCTGTATTAGAGGCGTCCGCCGCCTCGCATGGGTCTGCCAGAGAGATTTTTGACATGAGTTTTAGAAGCTGTCTTAGAGAAGAGCTTACGTGAGCCTGAGCTAGAGAGTTTTTTTCTGAAAGACATTTGAGCTTTCCTTTATGGTTTTGTTTTTATGACACGTTACAGTGGTGTCATTTGGAACAGTTATAACAAGTAAGGTAACTGTTCCTTTTGGTTTAGTCAAGATTGAGTAGAGATTGCCTAATGGTTAGAGACTAGACGCGTCGTACCGACTTGTCGGGTCAGACTCATCACTACGTTCGATGAGTCTCTACCTATTATATTTAGGGGTTGGGGATTTATTTTGTTTCTTTAGGGGAAACGAGAAGAGCCCCGTGAGGGGCTCTGTAGGACGAGGAGATGATTTAAGCTTGAGGATTGGGCTGAGGTGAGGGTGTTGGTAAAGGGCTGTTATTCGTCGTTTTATCGTCGTTTTTGCCTTTTGATTGTGCACCCTCTTTGAGTAGCCCTAATTTTAGAGCTTCATCGTAGTTTGAGTCGTCCTGGAGATAGTTGATTAATTCGGCTGGATCATTGCCGAATTTTTGGCGCAGTTTAGGGTCAAGAGCCATGAAGGCTTCTTGTGCGCGTTGTAGTTTGTGGAGATTTTCACGGTAGTCACCGGAGTTAGAGAAGTCTTGAATCATGCCTCCATTTGGATCGGCTGAGATTTCAAGGGGGATGCCCATTGCAGAGCGGCGGGCGATGATTTTGCGTATATCGCAATCATCTTTGAATTGTTGTTGAGTTTTAGAAGGTAGAGAGTCCTCATAAGGTGTGCGTTTTGTAGAGCGTTTCATAGAGAGTCCTTTTAGTAGCTTCCTGATTTGGAAGCGGGTTTTTTTGGTTTGGCATTGCCCCAGTTTAGTGGGTTGTAAGGGTTTTTGTATTCGAAAGTTTTAGAGTCAACATTTGGTTTTGCAGTTGACTTAAGCATTGCATCGAACATGGTGCCGACGCGTTGAGAGCCTTTGTTGGCGAGTTCGGCGGCGGCTGACTTGGTTTTTTCTAGAGGGATTTGTTGTGATTGTAATTCCCTTTGTACTTTTTGAGATTTGATAGAGTCGATTGTTTTAGCGGTTTCCGCTTGAGTTTTGGTGGTGCTAGCGAGGGCGTTGGCTGTTTGGGCTGCCTGAAGAGAGATAGAAGATTCAGAGTTGGCTTGTGCAGTATTAGCCTGTTGTTTTTGAGTTTGTGCCAAGCTGATGCCTGTGAATGCATCAAGGGCTTTGTTGGCTAGTCCGGTGCGGATTTCAGGATTTACTGTAGCAGAGGCAACAGAAGGGACAGATGCCCCTCCTTGTTGGTATGCGAGTATTGGATTTAGTCCTGATTTTTTCATGTCGTCCATGGCGCGTTGATATGCGGTGTTAGACATGTGTTCAGACCATTGTCTGTTTTGAGAAGCGAGGTTAATGTTGGTTTCGTTAGCGTCCTTTTGTGCGTCAGCCTCCCCTATTCCGGGAATGAAGCTGCCGATTGTTTTGGTTACTGATCCGAAGTTTTTTCCGATGTCTCCAAGGAATCCCATTTTGTGCTCCTTAGAATTTGCTGATTAGACCAGGAATTGCGTACATAGGCATTGGGCGTACACAGTCAAGGTCGAAATAAGCGTCTAGTAGTAGGTGTGGTTCTGTAGTCACGGCTATTACGCGTGACATTGGTGGGTTCTCCTGAATAAAGGTTGAGTTAAGAGCTGGTAGTGATGTGAAGTCTTGGGCTAAGTGCCAAGCGTCAAGGGAGCCGGCGTCGATTGATCTAAATTTGCCGGTGATTTGGTTAGGTCTGTATTTCATTTCTGACCAGCGTTCGTTGTATCCAAAGACTAGTTTGTCTGTAGCGGTACCTTGGGCGTAGATTTCTTCGTTAAGTACTGCTTGTTCGCCTAGGTGAGCGAGGGCTGGGTGATAGAAGTCGAGGCGGTCTTGGCGTGACCAGAGGCGGTTGATTCCTTGTTGGTAGTTAAGGTCTGCGCGTAAGCATACCAGACCAATGATGTAGCCGTGTTCTGTAGCTGAGTAGGTAAAGTTGCCTGCAGCGGAAAGGACACCCATTCCGGACAAGTCACCTTGTTTTTCGGTAGCCGTTGAAGATGTATTCGCAACAGGGGCAATGCCAATTCGGGTGCTATTTCCCCCGAGATATTCAGGACGTGAAAGGCGTGAGTCGGCGGTCTTAACGCCGTAGTGCGCGAGAATGATTTCTTGGATACGAGTTCCGGCGTGGAGGTCGCGTTCGAAGAGTCCTTGGACTTGGAAGGCCTGACGGAGGTCATTGATAGTGGCAGCGGTAGCTGTTGAGAGGTCAGCAAGTAGTGATCCATTAGGGTTGAAGGTGGCAGGTGTGCCACCGCCGTTAGTGACGATTGCAGAAGCGTTGGTATTGAGAGTAGTCGACGGTAGATTTGTGCCAGATGTGTTTTGCATGATAACACCTGATGAGGTGTTTGCTGGGTTTCTGATGATGTTAGCAGTAGTACCGAGAGGTAGAGACACAGCGCTACCACGCTGAGGAGTAGGAAGACAGGAAGTGAAATAGTCATGGCGTTTTCCTCGCTTTAGTAAGGTGTATTCTGCTTGAAGGTCGGGACCGTCGTCGTTGTATTCAGAGACCGGGTCTTGTAGGTTTCCATCACGGAACCAGTCGTTCCAGATTTTGTAATAACATCGTAGAGGGTTTGCATTAACAGTAATAGGGTTAACAA